ATGTCCAATATACTATGGGGCGACCTGGAAACCTATTGCGAAATCCCTATTACGAACGGTACCCATGCGTATGCCGAAGGCGTTGAAGTGATGCTGTTCGCATGGGCTATCAACGACGGGCCAGTAAACGTATGGGATATCACTGCCGGTGGTGGTATTCCACACGGCTTATACGAAGCAATCGCAGCCCCTGAAACCCTGCTTTATTTTCATAACTCTCACTTCGACCGCACCGTCCTGCGTTATGCAATGCCGCGACTGGCACCGCCAGTCGAACGTTGGCGCGACACGATGGTGCAGGCGCTGGCGCACGGTCTCCCGGGGGCTCTGGGGGAACTCTGCGAAGTACTAGGCGTCCCGCAAGACAAAGCGAAGGACAAAGAAGGTAAAGCGCTGATCCAGCTGTTCTGTAAGCCACGCCCGAAAAACAGCAAACTGCGCCGGGCCACCAGCAAAACCCACCCGGAAGAATGGCGGCGCTTTGTTGCTTACGCCGGACTGGATATCGAGGCAATGCGCGAAGTCTATAAACGTCTGCCGAAGTGGAATTATCAGGGGACAGAACTGGCGCTCTGGCATCGTGATCAGCAGATCAATGACCGGGGCGTCTGCATGGACGTGGAACTCGCACGCGCTGCGATCGACGCGGTAGACCAGGAACAAAAGCGCCTGGCAAAGCGTACACAGGAAATGACTGATGGCGAAGTGCAGGCAGCCACACAACGAGACGCGTTGATTAAGCACATTGTTGAATCCTACGGTGTGGAGCTACCAGACATGCAACGCAGTACTCTGGAACGTCGTATTGCCGACCCCGATTTACCATCTGCCGTGAAAGAACTGCTGGCTATCCGCCTGCAGGCCAGTACTACCAGCACCAGTAAATACAAGGCACTGATGAAAGGCGTAAGCCACGACGGGCGCTTACGCGGTACGCTACAGTTCTGCGGGGCGTCACGTACCGGTCGTTGGGCCGGACGGCTATTCCAGCCCCAGAACCTTCCCCGCCCTTCACTAAAACAGGAACAAATAGACGAAGGCATCGAAGCACTGAAAGCCGGATGTGCAGACCTGCTGTTTGACAATATCATGGAACTAACCAGTTCAGCGTTACGTGGCTGCATTATCGCGCCAACAGGCAAAAAGCTGGTGGTAAGTGACTTGTCGAACATTGAAGGCCGTATGCTGGCATGGCTGGCGGGAGAAGAATGGAAACTGAATGCATTCAGAGAGTACGACGCCGGAACGGGTCCGGACTTATATAAACTGGCGTATGCAAAAGCTTTCGATATTGCACCAGATGATGTTGATAAACACATGCGTCAGATCGGTAAAGTCATGGAACTCGGTCTGGGTTATGGAGGAGGTGTATCGGCTTTCATCACTTTTGCTCTGGTTTACGGTCTCGATCTCGACGGGCTGGCGAACGCCGCACTGCCAAACATTCCCCGCGATGTTATCCGCGAGGCGAAAAGCTGGTACGACGAATCGGTTAAACGTAAATCGACCTACGGGCTTTCTGAACGGGTATTTATCGCCTGCGACTCACTTAAACGTCTCTGGCGCCGGGCGCATCCCGCGACCTGTGATTTCTGGTACGAACTGGAGTGCACCGTCCGCACAGCAATCGCCACACCGCAAAAAACATTGTATTGCGGTTATCTTAAAATCCGCCGCGATGGCGCGTGGCTGCGCATACAGCTACCATCCGGACGCGCTGTATGCTACCCGTCTCCGGTTATCGAACAAGGGAATATCACCTACATGGGTGTTAACTCTTATTCGCGTAAATGGCAACGACTCAAAACCTACGGCGGAAAGCTGGTGGAGAACGTCACCCAGGCGGCCGCCCGCGACGTTCTGGCCGGAAACATGCCGCTTATCGAAGATGCCGGTTACAGCATTGTGCTGACGGTACACGACGAGGTGATCACCGAATCACCTGACACAGAAGATTTCAACGATAAAGCGCTTTCCGCGCTTCTCTCCACTAACCCCGAATGGGCGCCAGATATCCCACTGAACGCTGGCGGTTTTGAGGCGTACCACTACCGTAAGGATTAACTCCTATGTCATTTAAATACCGGGACAATCCACTTTATTACAGGGCTGCAAGGGAGGCTTTGCGACTTGAACAATCCGGCGAATATGACCGGGCAGCGAAGGTCTGGGCAAAAGCCAACCGCGAATCACATCACGAACTGAATCAGGAATGGAGTGAACGCAGATCTGATTTTTGCCTGATGCAGAATATGCGTGAAAAGCGTAAGGCGGTCGAAGAATGATCGTTTACGTTGCCGGGCCGATGAGCGGTTACGAGCAATTTAACCGCCCGGCCTTTCATTCCGCAGCAAAGAGGCTAACGGACAAGGGATATGTTGTGCTTAACCCCGCAACTTTACCCGATGGTTTGACACAGGCTCAGTACATGGACATCTGCCTCGCAATGCTTCGCTGTGCCGATACGATTTATATGCTCAAAGAGTGGGAGTACTCTGCCGGCGCACGTGCAGAAAACGCGTTGGCAGAGAAACTGGTATTGAATGTGCTTTTTGAAGAGTGGGATTCAGATGGCCTATGAACGTGAAAGCCTTATCGAAAAGCACCTCGTCGCTGAAGTGAAAAAAGCTGGCGGAGTGGCCTTTAAGTTTATATCTCCCGGTCGCCGCTCGGTACCAGATCGCATTGTTCTGCTACCCGGTGGTCGTATCGTTTTCGTTGAATGTAAAGCACCCGGCAAGCCACCACGCGCCGGCCAACTGCGTGAACACGGACGACTGCGCGCGCTGGGCTTTACCGTAGTGGTGCTGGATAGCAAAAATCTGGAGGGGATATTGTGCGGGGAGCCTATTACAACGAAATAGACCCTAACGCAGCACAATGGCTGCGTAACCTTATTGCTGCGGGTCATATCGCCCCGGGTGAAGTTGATGAAAGGAGTATCGAAGATGTCGCACCAGACGACTTGCGCGGATTCACACAGTGCCATTTCTTCGCCGGGATCGGCGTCTGGTCTTATGCTCTGCGTCTGGCCGGATGGCCGGATAACAAACCGGTCTGGACAGGAAGTTGCCCGTGCCAGCCTTTCAGCTCGGCTGGTAAAGGCGCTGGGTTTGATGACGAGCGGCACCTATGGCCAGCACTATTCCACCTCATCAGCGAGCGACGCCCTAAGCTGGTATTTGGCGAACAGGTTGCGGGAGTCAATGCCTGGTTCGATCTTGTACAAACTGACGTGGAAGCAGTGGACTACGCCTTTGGGCTTGTCCCGTTTCCGGCTGCGGGCGTCGGTGCCCCGCATATCCGAGATAGAGCGTATTGGGTGGCCGACGCCAGCGGCGAGCGACCACAGCGGTGGCGAAAGCGCCTCAATAGCATTGAGGAAGATGTCTGGAGATCGTCGACCGTCCGGCAACACGCTACACAGCTCCCTGCGGGATTTTGCTCACCTGGCGGGGTGGTACACCCCAACCTGCAACACAAACCCACAGCCGGAGACAAAACGCGGTCTAGAAACCTTAGCGGGGCTATCCAGATTAGCGGGATGGCCGACAGTGACGACGGTCGACAACAACCAAGTTCGTGGCGAGGGCGCAGCGGCCAATCATACCAAACGGGGAACGACCCTCGGCGGCCCAATACGATTAACAGCTGCTGGGATGATGCTGACTGGCTCCTCTGCCGGGATGGTCGCTGGCGGCCAGTTGAATCCGGCACATTCCCGTTGGCTCATGGGATTACCTCCAGAGTGGGACGACTGCGCGCCTACGGCAACGCGATAGTCGCACCAGCTGCCGCAACATTCATCCGCTCGTTTATGGAATGCACAGGATACGACCTCATCTGTTGATATTATGGGTTAGGTAATGCACGATTATTAAAATTATCAATAATTTGCAACGCCGCCGTTTGTCCGCCAGCCAATAGCCCTGCTTTACTCAGAAGGTATTTAGGGAATTTGGTTGGTAAATAAACCGCACGAAGCCAGTGCCTGAATACAGCTAAAGCATTATCAGGGTATGCATAGACCATTTGGGGATTACTTGCGGATTGGTTGAATTCTTCAGGGTAATAGTGCTGGCAGCGTTGTCTTGGGCCAATCGTCGCATCGTAGTTGGAAGAAGACCAGTAGCGAGCCCAGTGCTGGCCCACACTGATATCCGGTACAGTGTACTGGTTTACTGCTAATCCAGCATGGATGAGGTCTACCATTAAACCGGCAATTTCATTGAATACAATGAAGTGTCCAGCAGGAACCGAGTTTGCCCCATGCATGATTGACACACGAGAGTGGTAATGACGCCAAGGGTCATCAGGTATGTAGCCAAGCGCTGTATAGATGTAACCACGCATACCCGCACGGGATAGCTCGCGGAAAAACTGTAGCGCAGTAGGAGTTGCAGCACTTTGAGATACAAATGCGTAGAACTCCAGAATAGCCATACAGACTACTTCTGGGTACGCATAATGGACTGACCCATCTTTGTTGATTGGGATATAAAGAGTCGGCTCATTATATTGCTCACGCTGTAAATATGAGCTGATAAACTCCATACGCCCTCGAGAGAAAACTCCGTGGCGGAAGCTCTCTTCCCACTCTCGAGAAATATCCGCGATATTACTGCGATGCACCCCGCAAATCCTGGCCAGCCCATTTTGCGTAAGGTAGGAGATCCCGTTCTGAAGAACCCCCATTTCTATTTCGTTAAAAACCCCCTCAGTACTAACACCTAAGTCCAGTACTTGTTGGGGTGCGGGTTGCTGACCACCAAATTCACTCATTTTATTGTTTATCCTTACATTTAACCCTGTGGGTTACCTTCGCTGTGAATAGTAAAAATTGCCAGGCCAACTGGTGCGACCTCTAACTAGCAAAAATTTGCGAGATTATAATGCCTCAAAACTTTATCCCTCGCCCCTACCAAGATCTCATTATCAACCACGAAATCGACATCATGCGCTGCAACATCTGGGCAGGTATGGGAATGGGTAAAACCGTAGCGACACTCACCACGCTGGAAGATCTTTTCATGGCTGGAGCAGAAACACGCCCCGCGCTGGTCCTCGCGCCGCTACGCGTTGCAGCAAGCACCTGGCCTGATGAAGCTGTTAAATGGGGGCATCTGCGTAATATTGAGATGCAGTCGATTGTTGGTAACGCCAAAGCGCGCTCTGCAGCGCTGGCGAACAGCAACGCAAGCGTGTTCACCATCAACTACGATAACCTTGTCTGGCTGGTTGAGGAATTGGGAGAACGATGGCCGTTCGGTACTGTCATTCCAGATGAAAGCACCCGGCTAAAATCCTTCCGGCTGCGAGGTGGTGGTAAGCGCGCGGCGGCGCTGGGCAAAGTGGCGCATAAGTATGTCCGGCGCTGGATAAATCTCACCGGTACGCCAGCACCGAACGGCCTGGTAGATTTGTGGGGACAAGCGTGGTTTGTGGACCAGGGGCAACGTCTCGGACGCACTTACGGCGCGTTTACCTCACGCTGGTTCAACTCGATGCAGTTTCCGGGGCAGAGCTGGACCAAACTGGAGCCGTTTGCTCACTCACAGGGTGAAATACAGCGAGCGTTAGCCGATGTGACCCTATCGCTGGATGCGGCCGACTGGTTCGATATCAAAGACCCCATCCATAACGTAATCCGCGTGGATATGCCGCCGAAGGCCCGTCAGCAGTATCGTGAAATGGAAAAGGAAATGTTCCTCGAGCTGAATGGCGAAGGCATCGAAGCACCAAACGCCGCGGCAAAGACACTGAAGTGTCTGCAAATCGCCAGTGGCGCAGTATACACAGACGACACCGGAAGTTGGTCAGAACTGCATGACACCAAACTGCAGGCGCTGGACAGCATACTGACCGAAGCAGCTGGCGCACCTGTGCTGGTTGCTTATCACTGGAAACACGATCTTGAACGCTTGCTTAAAGCATTCCCTCGCGGTCGTCACCTCGACCAAGATCCACAGACACTGCGCGACTGGAATTCCGGAAAGATTCCTGTTCTCTTTGCACACCCAGCCAGCGCGGGCCACGGTCTGAACATGCAGGACGGCGGAAACATACTGGTATTTTTCTCACACTGGTGGGACCTGGAGCAGTATCAGCAAATTATTGAACGTATCGGCCCCACCAGGCAGATACAGGCCGGACACAATCGTCCGGTATTTATTCACCACATTATTGCGGCCGACACTATGGACGAAATGGTGATGGAGCGGCGCAACTCAAAACGAACAGTGCAGGACATCCTGCTCGATGCCATGAAAAAGAGAGGTATAGCATGAGCGAGAAACCCGACGATTTACTCACCCCAGATGAAGTATGCCAAAAGTTAGGTATTACACAGAAAACGCTATGTGAGTGGAATATTAAGCATCGTCATCGGGCTATCCTGGCACCAATTCGTTTCAGTGCAAAAGTAGTTCGTTATGAGCGCCGAAATGTCGACGCTTTTATTCAAAAGTGTCGCAGCCAGTATTAACCTCGCCGCCGTAGCAATGCAACCTGCGCAAGTATGCTCCGCTCGTGAGCCTCGAAAGCTTCGCGCTTTAACGCAATCTCTTCCTGTAAAATCTCATCAGAAAAGTCGTAATGTTCTGCCATCGGGTCATCTGACTTGCTGGAGTGGTGAAGGCAAAGGAGGCTGATTTCCCTTCGGTCTGATCGGGAATAGCCTCTTTCCTTCATCAAGGCAATAACATTGCTCTTAAGGAATTTACGGCACATCGTATTAAATGCACCGTCTTTCCCTTTAACAGTCCCATCATGTTTTATTCCTTTTACAGCCCCGTCCGGGCTGTATGTTTTCACCAGCTTATCCAGTGATCGTTTTGAAAATGACTGCATTGGATCACGTGGCTGCAAAAATACATAATCCCTGTTGCACTCAGGAACTGAATCACGCCAGGCTTTCTGCTCGTCGATAATCCGCCGGATCTCAGGCGTTATCGGCAGGCGGAAAGCCTTTTGTGTTTTCATAGCCCCTCGCATGCCGATAACCCCTTCCGGATAAACAATTTCACCAGCCTCCTCGTGAACGTAGTCCCAGCGCAGGTTATGGACATTAATCGGACGAACGCCAGTGATGATCATGAAGCGAACAGCATTCTTCTGGTGTACAGAGGTGCAGGCAGCAACATTGAGCCAGAGTCGGGCGATTGATTCAATATCGGTAAAAAGCCGTGTGGGGGTAGGTTTCTGTACGCGGGAGGAAACATAATCATCTGGCAGACTGGCGGCAACATTGCGGCCGTTGCAAAGAGTAGGTGCGCAGAACTTCCAGAACCGACGGAGCTCGGCAAACAACTCCAGGGCGTTATTGTTCGAGCGAGTGGCGATCCACTCGTCCAGCACTTCCACCAGCCGATTGTATGTTACGTCGCTGAACACCTCACGCTCGCCGAACGTTGCTTTAATCCTGTCGATACGCACCCCGTAGGTTGTGAAACTGTCCGGGCTCAGCTTCTGCCGGGCGACTTTGGCTTTGAGGTCATCCCGGTACATTTCCAGCGCTGCATGTACTGACTCTGCCCGCAAGCCACAGGCAGCCATACCTAGCGCTTTTTCGCGCGCCAGCTGGATAGCGAGCTCCGGCCACTCGCCGAGCTTTTTACCCTTGAGGCCCATCTTTTTTGGAAACTCGGCGTAAAATGTAACCTTACCGGCTTTGCTGAAATCGATACGGAGATAGTTCTCTTTTTCGTATTTGGAACGGCGAGCCACGCCGGAAGCAGCGAGGATGATTTTGGCGGCAGCAACACAGATTTTCATGTGTGCGCTGGTATAGGGGGGTTTACAGGCGTCCCATTTTTCAGATGCGGCTAAAACATCGTCATTATTGGGGCTATCCGGATTATGTGTTACAGTGCGCGGCATTCTCAATCCTTATCTGCGTAGGCGCAGAAAACAAGCTCACACATACAAGTCTTTTCTACGGGACAAAATGCAATGTGTTGCGGTTTTGTGTTGCTGGACTGAGTTTATCAAGGTTAAATACACTGGATCAACATACAGTAAGTTAATGACAGTAAAGCATACAAACTCGATACAACTTACTGATTTTAAAATGATTTAACGGTAATCCATTGAAATGTCTTTACTAATTACTAAACGCTGTATTAATTGTGATATGTGTGAACCCGAATGCCCGAATGAGGCGATTTCAATGGGAGATCATATCTACGAGATTAACAGCGATAAGTGTACCGAATGCGTAGGGCACTACGAGACACCAACCTGCCAGAAGGTGTGCCCGATCCCCAATACTATTGTGAAAGATCCGGCGCATGTCGAGACAGAAGAACAGTTGTGGGATAAATTTGTGCTGATGCACCACGCGGATAAAATTTAA